AGCTGACACTATATCAAAGGAAGATGAAACTTTCGTATACTTGATACATATTACACCACAATATGGGGAACTTGGTTGGTTGGTAATACCAAAATGGATGTTTGATGATGCTAGTGTAGATGTTGTAAAATGGAGTGAAGATGTAGCTTTAGCGCATGACAACCTATATACAACTTATGTAAGAACTGTAGGCGGCAGTACATAATTAGATTGACTTTTACATAAAAAACACTTAAATTAACCTATGGTTAAATTGGTTACTTCTAAACAAAATTTCTCTAAGAGCCATCCGAATAATAACATTGTCTTGTTGTTTGACCAAGAGATATTATATGCTAACCATTATGAAAAACAAGTTGGT